AAGTTTATATTGATGAAGTAAAAACTGAAACATTAAAATGGAATCCCGATGTCATTGTTGCAGTTGCTAGAGGTGGTTGTGTTCCAGGAGTTTATTTGTCACACTTGTTGGACAAACCATTAGAGATTATTACTTGGCAACTCAGAGATGGAAACAAAAGACAATCATTACCATATCATTATTTCAGTAATGGTAGACAAGCGCTTATTGTTGATGATATAAATGATACTGGTATCACCTTCGAAGAAATTTTTGATAACATCGTAGATAATGCTACTTTTGGGGGTGCTAATAGTTTCAATCGTGAAAAACTAAAAAGAAATGTAAAGACAGCTTCGTTGTGGCAACGATCAACATCAAAGTTTTCTGTTGATATTTGTCCAAATAAAATAGACAGTGATGATTGGATAATTTTTCCATGGGAAGTTCCGCCAAGTGGATCACATAGCAAAACATAAAATTGATTTTAGTTATATTAATCTTAGAGATGATATTGATCGATCTAAGGTTGAAATTGACTATGATAAAACAACTGCCCTAAACACAAACTGGAAAAAGTACTCGCTGGAAAAATGTGAGTTGGTGCAAGAGCTTAAAACGTTTTATCAAGACGTTCTTGGGTGCAAGGTAAGTCCATTATATTACGTTCAACTGGCTGGAGACAGTGTTGAAAAACATATAGATACATCATGCAAATCATCCATCAATATTATTTTAAACGACGGAAGTCATGCACCTATAAATTTTTACCAGGGTGATGAGAAATATATGTATTTTTACCGTTGTGCTCTACTCAATGTTGGTGGATACTATCATGATGTACCAGTTAGTCATACAGACAGACTGGTACTTAGATTTGCGCTACAGGCACCATTTGAGGATGCTAGAAACAAGTTAAAAGAAGGAGTAATGTATGAGTCATCCTGATTACAAATCTGATCGTGAGCTTGGTCAACGAGTACGTGATCATTTAGAAAGCATTGGTCTTGAAACACCAATGACAACAGCAGTGCTTGAAGACGACGAGTTTAAGATTAGGGAGATTGCTTTGTGCATGGAGGATGCGCTTAAGACGCTCGGCCTCGATCTTGAAGATGACTCGTTGATGGACACACCCAATCGAATTGCTAAGATGTGGGTAAAGGAAATCTTCTGGGGACTTGACTATGATAAATTTCCTAAGTGTACAACAATTGAGAATAAGATGGGAAAGAACTCACCTGGTTCATTTGTTGTTGAACGAAATGTAAACGTACAGTCTAACTGTGAACACCATTTTGTTGTAATTGATGGTAAGGCTTGTGTTGCATACATTCCAAGAGAAAAGGTTCTTGGATTGTCTAAGTTAAATCGTATTGTCGAGTTCTTTGCAAAGAGGCCTCAAGTACAAGAACGATTGACTGAACAGATTGCAGCTACTATCTCGTTTGTAACTGGTACACCTGATGTTGCTGTATATCTTGAAGCTGTACATTATTGTGTTAAGAGTCGAGGAATCCAAGATACTGGATCAAGTACATGTACTCTTGCTGTTGAAGGTGTGTTTGCAGATCCACAATCTGACCTTCGTCGTGAGTTCCTAAACATTGCAAGAGGAACACCTATCCTAAACTAGCTCATAAGGAGTTGTTATATTATGAAGAATAAACAGTTTTCGATGCAAGATATAATGGTTTATGCTCTTCTTAATGATTGGTGTACTAGGGCACAATTACTAGAATTAGCTAAAGCTCATGGATGTGATGCTAAAAGCGGTACTATACCTAGAAAGAACAAACATGGAGAAATCAAAAGATATCAACAACGTGGGGGATCGGTAACCACTAGGTGTCTTGAAGCTGTAGATATTTTAAATGAAAAGGCTGGCGGAATAATTTGGAAACTGGTTGAAAGAGTATCTAATACACCAGCTTTCCGAAAAGGAAAACCTACAAAAAAATTCCTAAAGGAATATAAGATCCAGTTAATTAGACCAACGACTGGGTGGAAACAATGAACAATTATTTGTTGAAGTGGACGTGTAACGATAAGTCGGCTTATAAAACTGGTATTTCAAAAGAACATTCACAACTAATGGAAAAAAGATTTGGTCGGACGTCAAAGTTTTGGCATCCTGGCTACGATCTTTTTAACATTGAGGTGTTGTCGAATGTGTATTGCAGCAGCGAGTCGTATAGTTTAGCTAGAGCCGCTGCATTTGGTATGGAACATGCATTCCGTGCTATGTTTCCAAAAGACTTTAATCTTGAAGAGTATTATGGATTAGAGCCTGGAGTTCTAGATGGAATGGGAGGTATTACTGAGTTCTTTCTTCTTCCTGAATACATCACCGAAGAACAGATGATTGGTATTTTTGAACGAGCTGCTAAAACATCTTGGCAGCTGAATAACAAACTGAAATCCTATCAAGGAACAGTACAAGCGGAGATAAGCATATGAAAAGAATCTTTGTAACCTTTCAAAAAGAAGGAATTCACAAATGGCCAGGTGCTGTTAATATGCCAGAGGTTGACTTCCTACAATATCCTCATAGACATATGTTTCACTTTAGGGTAGAACTTGAAGTCAAGCATGATGATCGTGACGTCGAGTTTATTATGTTTAAGCGTGAGCTCGAAGGTCTATATGATGAAAAAACTTTGCAGCTGGACTATAAAAGTTGTGAGATGATCGCTGATGACCTAGCTAAATATATACAGAGTACGTATCCAGATCGTACATTAATTATTGAAGTAAGTGAGGATGGTGAGAACGGAGCCGTATGTTATTATGATTGACTTTTGCCACATTGTACCAACCCCACATTTTAATCTCGTAAAAGATAGACCAGTACATTTAGTTCTTGCACATCTTGTTGAAGAAGATGAAAAGTATTGTGAGAATTATAGGAACAGTGGTGGTGATTTGATACTTGACAACAGTGCATTTGAAATGTACAAACGTAATCAGCCAATGTATCCAACTTCTAAGCTAATTGAAATGGCAAAGAAGGTTGGAGCTAGTTATGTTGTAATGTCAGACTATCCGAGAGAACCAATTACAAAAACTATGAACGCAGCAATGGAAATGATTCCACAGCTACGAGAAGCTGACATTGGAACATTTTATTGTCCACAAGCAGAGCCTGGAGACTTAGAAGGTCTGATAGCTTCATATGCTTGGGCTTTCCATAATCCTGGTATTGATTATGTTGCATTCAGCATTCTTAATATTCCACTTGCATACAATTGTGAAAGTGGAACTGATATAATTTCAAAATCATTTAACTCTTTACAGGGTTGGAGAATGCAAAAGTTCTTATCAAGATGGAAGTTTATGATTGAACTAGATAAACGATTTGATCTCAAAAAAATTCACGATAAGAAAAAATTCCACTTCCTGGGAATGACAGAAGGTCCAAATGAAATTCAATTGATGAGGAACTTCTCCCATCTTATCGATACTTGGGATAGTTCAGCAGCAGTATGGGCTGGACTCAATGGTATCAAGTTTGATAATAGTCCAACAGGTCTAATCAATGGTAAGTTCGAAAAAGAAGTTGACTTTAACCACGCATGTGAGGTACCATTACATGTTGAGTATGCGTGTGATAATATGGAGTATATTGACGAGCTATGTGGGTCAAAAACATGGTAAAGAATAAACCTAAATTTAGATATAACGAAGATAAGTTTATTGAAGAAGTTGCTAGCTATATTGAATCAACATATGATGGTCATTATGTTGGTAAGGAGGAGTTGCAGACAACTGATGTGTGGCACACATTAGGTAGTGTTGATACCACATGTCGTGATACTGCAATTAAGTATCTTATGAGGTATGGAAAGAAAGATGGTTACAATAAGAAGGATCTTATGAAAGCCGTTCATTATATTGTATTACTAAATCATTTTACGGAGTCTAAATAATGGTAGCGATGATTCATATTGCTGGTTCTATGAGTGGCTCAACGTTGAGTGACTTTGATGTTGAGCAAGTGCAACCAAATGCAATTGATCTGAAGGTTGATCAAATTAGATCAATTGATAATAATACTTTTCAAATAAGTGAAGAGGGTAAGAATCATAGGGGTTCAACCCTTATCACACCTGATAAAGAAGGATATTGGAACCTACAAAATGGAACGTATGAAATCATTATGGAAGGAACTATTACAATCGGAAGTGATGAAGCAGGTTGGGTCATTACTAGGAGCACTCTTAACCGCAATGGTTTGTTCATTACTAGCGGTCTTTATGATAGTGGTTACAGTGGTGTCATGGCTGGTGCTCTCCACGTTAGTTGTGGTAAGGCTCGTATTCGACGAGGCACACGAGTGGGCCAGTTCTTACTTTTCAAAGCAGAAGCGTTAAACCAGTATGATGGTGACTATGGTACTGGTGGTAGTCACGATGTAATTTATCAAACAAATAACCAAATGGATTTATTTTAAATGGAAATTAAAGTAGAGTTAGATGACCTAAGAAAGAGGAAACTATTTGTTGCAACACCTATGTATGGTGGGCAATGCGCCGGCCTTTTTTGTAGGTCAACAAACGATCTCTCTGCTTTGTGTCAACATTATAATATTGATTTAAAATTTTATTATCTTTTCAATGAGTCACTTATTACTCGAGCTCGTAACTATTGTTGTGATGAGTTTATGAGAAGTGAATCAACACATATGTTGTTCATCGATAGTGACATTGGTTTTACCGCTAATGATGTAATTTCTATGCTAGCACTAATGGATCATGAAGATCCGGACAACCCATATGATATTCTTTGCTCACCCTATCCTAAAAAGAATATTAGCTGGGAAAAGATTACTGATGCTGTTAACCAAGGTCATGCTGATGAGGATCCTAACAATCTTGAAAACTTTGTTGGTGATTATGTGTTCAATCCAGTTCCTGGCACAACAGAGATTCGTATTGACGAACCTGCTGAAGTAATGGAAGGTGGCACTGGATTCATGATGATGACAAAGAAAGCGTTGCAAACCTTTAAGGATGCTTACTGGGAGAACAGTGAATTATCACCAGGGGGATTTAGATATAGACCAGATCATGTTCGAACCGAACATTTTGATGGCTCTCGAGAGATCATGATGTACTTCCAGGCTTTAATTGATCCTGAGTCACGTCGTTATCTTTCAGAAGACTATATGTTTTGTCAGTGGGCGAAGAAGGCTGGTCTTAGTGTTTGGCTATGTCCTTGGATCCAATTGCAACATGTTGGTAGTTATATCTTTGGCGGCAGCTTGCAAGCATTAGCTGCTATTGGTGCATCGGCTACAACAGATCAGAGTAAGATTAAAAATAAAAAAGGATCACCAAAAACTGACCAAGAGAAAAAAGAAGAAAAATTAAAGGAAGCAAACGATAAAATAAAACATGGATGAACCACATCAATATAGCCATGATGTTGATTGGAGTTTGATAAAATCTCTTAGAAACATAGGTGTTAGGCTACTAAAAGATAATAGTTTAGAAAGAGGTCCTCTTAAAGCTATCAAACAGAGTAGAGGTCAGCTTGATAGATACAGGTTTTGGCAAACAACATCTCATCATTGGAGAATGCAAAACAATTTGTTAAAAGATGTTAAGCTACCACATACACTTTACGAGTATCCAACGGACACTATACATAATTTTGAAAAACATGCTAATCATCGAATTGGTAGCAAGAACTTAAAAAACAACGGTTGGTTAGTAAATGATCAGATGGTTGAAATTTCTTACCATATCAATAAACAAGGGTTTAGACATGATGGAACACAGCCTGATTATTTAACTGAACAAGGTGGTGTAATCTACATTGGTGACAGCCATACAATGGGTGTTGGAGTGCCTATAGAACAATCATGGACTTACATTGCACATAATCAATGTGAGTATACGAAGGGGTTGAGATATTTAAACATGGGCTGTCCTGGTTTTGGTATTGATTCATTCTATAGGTTATTAAAGTACTACATTGAAATTCTGAAACCAAATTTGGTTGTTATGTCATATCCATGGCAATCAACCAGAACAGAACTTTTCGATCCAGATACAAATGCTTGGGAAAGTGTCACAATTAATAAGGAGAGTAGGTCAAAACTTAAAGGTGAAAATAATAACCTGAAATTATTCCACACTGGTTCTTGTTATGTTAGGTGGTATAAATCTCTTGACGCAATCAAGTGGTTATGTTATACTTATGGAAGTAAGTTATATGCTATTGAGGAAGATATGTCTGAAATTGATGCAAGCCTTCAGAACATATCAAATAAATTCATACATCAAGTTGATGATGATGACTGGGCTCGAGACCTAGTACATTATGGTCGTAGAACCCATTTACATAATGGTAATGTGCTTGATCAAGCACTTACATATATTTTTGAAAAGGATGAGTAATGCAATTTAGTAATGAAACCGTTAATGTGTTGAAGAATTTCTCACAGATTAATCCTTCAATTGCAATTAAACCTGGGAACAAATTGTCAACAATGTCGCCTGGAAAAAGTATTATGGCTAATGCTGTAGTGCAGGATGTATTTCCAAGCAATGGCGCCATTTATGATCTTGGAAGATTTCTCGGTGTTGTTAGTTTATTCGAACAACCAACATACTCATTTAATGAAACTCATATTGATATTCGTGATAATCAAAAAAGCGTTGCATATACGTTTTGTAGTGAGGATATGGTTATTAAACCAAGTAAAGATGATATTATGGTTTCACCCGATGTCAATATTAATATTACAAACGATAACATCCAGCAGGTGTTGAGAGCAGCTACTATTATGTCGTTACCAAATGTTTGTATTTCAGGCACTGATGTTATTCAACTCAAAGCTGTTAACAGCGAAGGTACATCCACAGATGAATATGCTCAAGTAATTGGATCTAATGATACAGGTCATAAGTTTAATTTTATCTTTAAGTCTGAAAACTTAAAACTGCTACCCGATGACTACAATGTTATTATTGACTCACGCGGTATCTCTCAGTTTAGATCAGCAAAGGCCACACCAAAATTAACATATTGGATTGCAGTCGAGCAGAATTCAGAGTTTGAATAATGCTGACAGATTATCTCTGGGTAGAGAAGTATCGTCCTAAGACAGTTGGCGATTGTATCCTACCGAAAGAACTTAAAGCTACTTTTCAGCAATTTGTTGACAGTGGTAACATTCCAAACATGATACTTGCAGGGGGTCCTGGTGTCGGTAAAACAACGGTGGCGAAAGCTATTTTGGAACAGCTTGGCTGTGATTACATTACTATTAACGGTAGCTTATCTGGAAATATTGACACGCTTAGAAATGATATTAAATTATTTGCGTCGTCTGTATCGTTAGCTGGGGGAAGGAAGTACGTCATCCTTGATGAGGCTGACTATCTCAACCCACAATCAACACAACCAGCGCTTCGTAATTTTATGGAAGAGTTTAGTAAGAATTGTGGATTCATTCTTACGTGTAACTTTAAAAATAGAATAATTGATCCCCTTCACTCTAGATGTTCAGTAATTGACTTTAAAATACCAAAGGATGAATCACCTGTACTAGCTTCTAACTTCATGGCTAGGGTGATTATGATATTGAACAACGAAAATATTAAATTTGAGGAAAAGGTTGTTGCTCAATTTATTACAAAACATTTTCCCGATTGGAGAAGAGTATTAAATGAACTTCAACGATATAGTGTGCATGGTAATATTGATACTGGGATTCTAAGTTCTGTATCTGACAACAGCTTTAAAACACTCGTGCAATTTCTAAAAGCTAAAAATTTTACTGAAGTTAGAAAATGGGTTGGTCTAAATATAGATAATGAACCATCATTGTTTTTTAGAAAGCTCTACGACAGCATAGGTGAATACATGACGCCAAAAAGTGTTCCTCAAATTGTATTAATACTAGCTGACTATCAGTATAAGTCTGCTTTTGTAGCTGATCAGGAGATAAACTTTGTTGCATGTCTTACGGAGATTATGGTCGAAGCCGAGTGGAAACACTGACCATGACAGTAATGTTATACCAATCATGACTTGTGATAGGTGTAATACTGTTTTAAGAGAACATGATCTTGGGGTCTCACTGTCAGGCCCAAATTATACAATCGTTATTTGTGAAAAATGTCTACTTAGTGAAGACTATACTGATGTGAATTTAGTAAAGGATGAAGATGAATCCGTTTGATTATGTAAACAGTATCAACCATAAGAAAAATAATTTAATGAATGGTTCTGATAATGATGAACTAAGTGAAAAGCTCTACAATCCTTATGTTGTAAATAAAGCGCTTTCATATTTTGCTGACACAATTATGTTTGCAAACCAAGTCAATCAATTGCATGGTGTCGACTCTAAGCTACAATATGAATATTTACTAAATAGTATTAAGCCCAAGAAGAGATTCTCTAAATGGGTCAAACGTGAGGATAATGATGAAATAGAGATGATTAAGTTATACTTCAATTATTCAGACAAGAAGGCAAGGCAGGTCTATAATTTATTATCCTCTGATCAAATTAATAATATAAGAAATGAATTAGTCAGAGGTAAAGAAAATGAGTCAAGTTTCAATTGAAACAATGGTTGAAGTGACTCTATCTAGTGATGAAGATTTTTTGAAAGTGAAAGAGACTTTAACCAGAATAGGTGTGGCTTCTCGTAAAAACAGAGCTCTATATCAAAGTTGCCACATCCTACACAAACAGCAAAAATATTACATTGTTCATTTTAAAGAGCTTTTTGCACTCGACGGAAAGCCTACTAACTTTGATGTTGAAGACCAAGCAAGACGTAATACAATTGCAAATCTTTTAGAAGAGTGGGGTCTTGTAAAAATTAAAGATCCAGAGAGAACTTCTGATCCAATTGCGCCTTTAAATACAACAAAAATTATTGCCTTTAAGGATAAGGATCAGTGGGACCTAATACCTAAATATAACATAGGTAAAAAGAAATAAGTGATGTTAAAAAAAGTTAGACGAGACTGAATTATTAAGGTTTTATTACCATTGTGATTTTACGAAATTTGTGAGATATATAACGACATGGAATTTTTTATGAAAGCACACACAGGAGTCTCTTAATGAAAAAACTTTTTTTACTAACCACAGTCTTTGTTTTGGCTGCAACAACACAATCAGCATTTGCTAGAGATCAAATTCGCATCGTAGGATCATCAACGGTTTTTCCATTTTCTAGTTTAGCATCAGAAGTATTTGGAAAATCAACAAATTTTAAGACACCAATTGTTGAATCAACAGGTACAGGCGGTGGCATGAAGCTGTTCTGTTCTGGTAAAGGAAAACAATACCCAGACTTAACAAACGCCAGTCGTCAAATTAAGAAAGGCGAAGTAGAAAAATGTAAAGCCAATGGTATCACACCAATTGAATTTAAGATTGGTTTTGATGGAATTGTAGTTGCAAACTCAAAGAAAAGTGCAAGTATTTCACTTACACTAAAGGATTTATTCCTAGCACTTGCCAAGAATATTCCAGACGGTAAAGGTGGTTTAATTCCAAATCCAAACAAGACCTGGAAGGATGTACGTTCAGATCTACCCGATCAACGTATTGAAGTTCTAGGTCCACCACCAACTTCCGGCACACGTGATGCTTTCATCGAGATTGCAATGGAAGGTGGAGCAAAGACATTTAAAGAACTAAAGGATCTACGTAAGTCAAACAAGAAGAAGTTTAAAGCTATTGCTCACGCAATTCGAGAAGATGGTCATTTCGTTGAGGCAGGAGAAAACGATAACTTAATCATACAAAAGCTAGGAAGCAATCCAAACGCATTTGGTATATTTGGTTTCAGCTTTCTAGATTCTAATCCTGATAAAATTCAAGGAGCAACCATTGAGGGCAAACAACCAACCTTTGAAAATATTGCAGGAGGCAAGTATAAGATTAGCCGCTCACTGTTCTTTTATGTAAAGAAAGAACATATTGGTGTTATTCCAGGAATTAAACAGTTCGTTAAGTTATTTGTCAGCGATCAAATCATTGGTGATGAAGGCCAAGCAGCTGAAAAGGGACTTATACCTTTACCAGCTAACGAACGTAAAAAATTAAAGTTAATGTTTTAAAAAGCAGTTGACTTTTTACTGCTAAAGTATTATATATAGTAGCATGAGATGCCATTGTGGGTCTCATGCTACACTTGCTTTAGAAAGGAGTAATCTAATGGTTACACAACTACTACCCAACGACCCATTTTTCCGTACATCAATCGGGTTTGATAGAATTTTTAATACATTGGAGAGACTTAATAGTTCTTCCAATGCAACCGAGTCATACCCACCATACAACATTATTCGTACGGGAGATGATAGTTTTATTGTAGAGTTAGCATTAGCTGGATTTAAAAAAGAGGAGTTAGAGGTTGAAGTCAAAGAAAGCGTACTTCATGTCAAAGGAGAAAAAATTGATGAAGATGGAAAAAGAAATTACATCCACAAAGGAATTGGTGGGCGTAGATTCCATAAAACTTTCACCTTGGCGGAATTTGTTGAAGTCCATTCAGTCAACTTCGTAGATGGAATTTTATCTCTACAAATGGAGAGAATTATTCCTGACGAAAAGAAACCTAGAAAATTAGAGATTGGTTCTCAATCGGTTGAACCAGTTCTTTTAACTGAATAAATTTGAAGGGGGCAAATTTGCCCCCTTCTTTAAAGGAGAAGTAAATGGATTTAGATAAACTACGGCAGCAGTTAGAAATTGATGAGGGTGTAGTTCATGAAATTTATCTTGATCATCTTGGTTACGCTACTTTTGGTAT